CCATTCCCGAACTCCTTAGTTAACAGTCACAGTCCAAGTGATGCCAAGCGTATCGGCTGCGCCCTTGTTGATAACTGAGAACACTGTACGGCACAACAAAGTACCAGAAGACGAAGCGTTAAAAATACCTGCTTCTGTCAATGCGCCAGTTCCCGTACCCGCTGGGAACGAAGCAACATACGCAACAGAGTTGGTAGTCACAGTAGTCGAAGTCAACGTAACACGTGAACTAGCAACAGCAGCAACTAGAGCCGTATCACCGACGGCAGCAGCAGTAGAGCTTGTGCCGACTTCCATATGGGTCATAGCGGTTGCAGTCGCATCCTTCATACGGGAAGCGATGTAGTTTTTGCCTACTGTTACCACTAGGTTTTTTACTTCTTCTTCCTGTTTGATGTTACCGTTTTCATCGGTAAGAACGAGCTTTAAATTGCCCGTCATCTTAATTGCGTCGTTGAACATAATTCACTCCTTAGTTGAGTTGGTTTTCGTTGAGTCCGTAACCGTTGTAGGTGTACTCAACCGACTCCGTGCGGATCGTATATACGATACCAGCATTGGGGTCAATTGTCAGCACAAATTCACCGTTTACAAGGGGTTCGTGGATCAGATGACTGTTAATTGTACCCAGCACTGGGTAGTACGTAAACTTCTCATCTGATGCAAAAGCAAAATCATAGAACGGCGTTGTTATACCGAGCAGCAGATCAAAAGTTACAGCATCTGCCATCGTAGCGGTGTCTGATAGGGCTGCCGCAATGTTGAACACAGGTGCAGCGTCAGAGGCTGTTGCTGTATCAGAGTAAGCTGGGCTTATTAAGAACACAGGGGCATCGTCAGAAGCTGTAAAGTCATCTGCGGTTGTCTTGTTTTGAGCAAATACGGGGGCAGCGTCAGAAGCTGTAGCCGTGTCAGTCTGAACATCCGCAAAATCAAAAACTGCCGTATCAGAGGCTGTAACCGTGTCAGTCTGGACAGACTGTGGATTCAATGCTACTGAGTCTGCTGATGTAGCGGTATCCGTAAGAACCTTTACAACGTCTGTAGCAGTTGTATCTGCAACAGTCACTGGGTCTGGGTCTACGTCAGCGTCATTGCGGTCATAGTCCACCATCTCCGTGAAGTCTTTGTAGACTACATCGGTCATAGTGACGGTATCAGCAAGCACTTGTGCGATGTTAAACACAGGTGCAGCATCAGATGCTGTTGCAGAATCAGTAAGGGTTTTCCCTATATCTAGGGTATTCACTGAGTCTGAAGCAGTAACCGAGTCAATCTTGACAAGATCAGGCTGTAGAGATGGAGAGTCTGAAGCCGTAACAGTATCGGCAATACCGTCCTTATCTACATTGAGCGCTGCTGCATCGGTAGCCGACGCACTATCAACAACAACTTTGGCTGTGTCAAACACTGGTGACGTATCTGTAATCGTCGATGTGTCCGACAGGCTTTTGCCAACAGCTAGGGTGTTAACTGCGTCATCAACAGTAGCTGAATCTGTGAGTACTTTACCGGGCGACAGCACACTATCATCTGTCGTAGTCGCGGTATCTGCAAGAACCTTATCCACCTGCCGAGTAGCAACATCGGCCATCGTAACTGGGTCTGGGTCTACGTCTGCATCGTTGCGGTCAAAGTCAACTGCCTCAGTGAAATTCTTGAACACTGAGTCCGCGACAGTAACTGAGTCTGCAAAGGCCAATTCAGGAGCAAACGCCACGGTATCGTCAATTAAAACTTCGTCAGCTTTTACAACCTCAACTGTGATCTGGCGGAAGTCAGACACACTGACTGTCTGCTCCTCCAAATATTCCATTGGCACGACAAATGCCGATAGCCGTATGATGTTCTCAGGCTGTGCGGAAACAGCATAGGTATTGGGGCTGACTGATACAGCAATAGCCCCTGCCACCGCAACTGCGGTAACAAGCGCTGTAACAGCAGCAGATACCTTGATGTTGGACATTAGAAGTTTGCTCTCACCGTAAACCGCAATGTTTCATAGACTGTCTGAACAGCGCCGTTGTAATCTACAACAACCTCGCCCTCGTATGCACCAGCGTCGACGTCGAGCACACCGCCAGAGAAACCGAACTGTACCTGCCCAGTAGTGCCGCCACTCAACTTTGTACAAGAAATTGTAGAAAGCAGAGTTGTAGTAGCAGCCTTACGGAATTTCACACTAACAGTTGTTGACGCAGAGGATAGGTCTATGGGCGTGCCTGTAATGTCGTCCGTCAAGGTGAGGACGATAAGCGGCTTCTCGTCGCCTTCTACTAATCGGATGACATCTGTTGCCATAATTACCTCATGCAAATGGACGCATTTGAACCGTCATCGACGCACGAGCAGCACCAAGATTGGCCCTAGCCCGTCGCTCAGACGTTTTAAATGAGTATTGTTTGGCGTGGTATGAGGCTAACTCACGATCAGTCCACGTTCTATTGGGCAGCACCAACAGATGCTGTAAGGCTCCGTGCATGACAACATTCTCAATATCATCCAGTACAGACTTTGACATTGCTGATGAAGTACGCAAAGGTTTAAGGGCTACGATCATCTTCAGATCGTAAACAACTGTGGCATCTGGTACGGGTGCAAGTACAAAATTGTCAGAGTCTAGCTGGCAGACATTCTGCGGGGTAGACAACTGTTCAGGAGTCAGATCAGGCCATGCTGGGTACTTGCGAGTCAACTGCTCAAGGGTCGCTGGCTCTATGTTTGAGCCGTTTAGCGAGACTGATAGGAACGCATGAACCTCTGCCCCTGTAGGATTCTCGTAGGGGTACTCATAGACTCCCGGCGTAAGTCTGATCTTAGGCTGCTCATAGCGCCATGACAGGGTTCTTTCGCACACCTCAATAGCGGCATCACGAACATATTGTTCGACGATTGGCTGTGGGCATCCCGGCACGCTAGGTGCAAGACGAGTAACCAGTGAAAGGAATGTGCGGTCAGACATTAGACAACCTCAGTCGATTTGAGGCCAGCTTGTTCGGTATCAGTAATAACCCTACCCTGTGCGCTAACGCCCAAGGCTTGAGTAAATGACTGCTGGAACAAGGCAGCACGTTGTGAGTTTACGTGTTCGTTATCAACTGACTCAGCCAAGAACACTGTCGCGTCAACAACGACTGGGAAATAGCCATCTGACAACAACGTCACAGTTGTTGTGCCGTCATAGTCTGGAGGAGTCTGCGAATACTCCCCGATCAATACCTGATCCGCTGGCGCTTTGGGGTAGATGAAAAACTTGTTGGCGTTACGCACATGGCGCATCCAGTTCACACATGGCCCAGCGGTATCGTTCATCCATGTTGGGTACGTCTGGTCAAGCGCCTCACGGTTTACCTCGGTAACACCGTTGCCACCTTGCACAGAGAATATCTCCATGACTCGGAGTGAATCAGACGGCATAGATTGAATGACAGACCCAGCAGTGGTAGGGATCGCCCCAATGTAAGCAAAGAGGTCTGGGCGAAGCACAGCAATGCGCTTTAACGCCTGATTCGCAAAGCCCAACAACACCACATCGCTATAGCGCTGCGGTGAGTTGATGTCTTGCAGTAATCTGCGAACCTCAGTGATTACAGTGTTAAGTATCATTCAGGTAGACCTCGAGATGCTTCAGCATTGACTTCCTCATTGGTCACAGGAGGAGCCTCAGGGATTGCTTCTTCGGGGGTAGTAAGGTCAAGATCAGACTTGCGCCCTTTTTGTTTCTTCGGAATGAACTTCTCGGGGAAAGCTTCTTCCTCAGTCACTTCCTCACACATAGAGTTCTCTGCAAGGATGGGATTCCAGTCGTAAATGAAACCGTCTTTCTTGTTTCTTAGGAAACGTGCCATTTAAAACTCCTATCGGTATTTAGATGTCTTACTCGCTATTTTAGCGGGTTGTTTTACAAACTGCTGACCTTTTTCTTTGCCATCGCGTTTTGCTTTGGTGGTTGCCGCATACTCTGCGGGGGTCAACGCTTTTATTGCAGCCTCAGGTAAGTACCGTTCTCCGGTCTTACTTGAAGGTTTGCCACTTTTGGTGCGCCATTTCTGGTCACCCCAATCTTTAAGAGACTTTTGCGGGGCTTTCATTTTTTGCCCAGTTTCTCACGTTCTTCCAACAGCCTGACCTTGACCTGCAACTCATTGATGTGAGTCATCAGCGCCTCTTTTTGCATTGCTCGCTTTTCGGCAGAGATTGGGCTATCCGTTGGGACACCCTCTTTAGTGATTAGCGCGGGCATAGCGCCCTCAACTCTAGTCAACCGGGTGGAGAAATCATTGACCTGACCCAAAAGCCAAGCGAGCGCCGCCACTACGACGGGGATAACTGCCTTGAGAACGTCAGACCATGCCATCATCAATCCTTATATCCGCCACCGGCGGCTTTATATTTCTTGGCAACAAGTTGTGCTTTACGTGCTGACCACTGGCCTGCACCTGTACCCTGTACTGCTGCCGCCTTTACCTGAGACACGATCCGTTTACGCAACTCAGGCTTCGTGTAGTTACCTGCGGCGTTTACAGTAGATTTTGGTTTAGCTACCATTTAACTTTATCCGCCCAGTAAGCCGCAGACATTTTGCCTTTGGCGATGTTCTTTGCATGACGAGCTTCAAAACTTTTCTTACGGGCTTTTTCGCTGTCAGTTGTAGGATTCGCTCCTGCACCTTTTACGCCTTGCTGCCCAAACCGAATTGTCTTGACCTCAGTACCAGACTTTGCCACAACTACATGACTTTTGGTAGGGTGATTCGGAGTTTTCTTGGGTTGGTTAAAACCCGATACTCCAGCACGCTCTAGTCTTGAGTCTTTGGTAGCCATTACACAGCCTCAATGAACACCGTAGTTTTTGCTGATGTAGGAAGTGTCACGTGAATATCGGTGGTGAATAAGATGCCGTCGTCAGGAATTGACATCACAATAGGCTGCGTACCAGTGCCGATATTGAACTGCAATCTTACAGTGCCAGAAGAACCACCATCACGAAAAATAACATCACCAGCAGTACCACCACTTATTGTGTGATACCCACGTAGTTGACGCCGCCCAGTAGCCACAGTGCCTGTAGCTTCTACATGTACAGCCGTTACATTTGACATATTGTTCTCCTAAAAGGAAGGGGCCGAAGCCCCTATCCTAATGCCGTTTAGTTGATGTCTGTAAACATTGCGAAGACACGCACAACAGCAGCGGCTGGTACAGCAGTACCAAGCGTGATGTCGATAGTATCAGCAGCAGCGTAAACCTTGCCACCACTCAAGGTAGGAGCAAACGCACCAGACGACAACACAGGAACACCGCCAGAAGTACCGGTAGCGTTTGCTGAGGTTGCAGCCAAATAACCAGCAGCGGCAGAACCGTCACCGATAGAGATGGTGCTAGTCACGCCAGCCGCAGTGGTAACCACCATACCCACGTTAGACACAATAGTGCCAGCGGGGATAGGGATAATTTCCATTACGTCAGAAGCAGCCAGTGCAGTTGCACCAGCAGCAGTACGTGCTGCAATGATTGCAGGAAAGTCAAGAGTCATCTCCACCAGATGCACTTTGTTAAGAGCATTTGCGGGAAGGGCGGCTGAGCCTCTATTAAAGCCCAAGGTGTCGGTATATGTAGCCATTTTAAATCTCCAAAAAAGTTAAACGAGGGGGCCGAAGCCCCCTAATTGATTAGGCCAGAGTCACAATGCCGTGAGTCAAAGCTTCAGGCTTGACAACTTTGTAGCCATACACTTGCAAGCCACGGACGATATTACCGAAGGTGGACTCAGAGCGGATGGTTTCCATGTTGGTCATTTGTGAGGCAAAGGTGAAGCCCATTCTGTGACCAGAGATCAAGCTGAACTTGCCGCTAGACACGCTCAGGTTGTGGCTCATGTAAATGGTGAAGCGGTCGATCATGCCGAGGCGACCGTTACGGATGACGGACTGTGCGTCACCAGTAATAGAAGCATCTTTCAGATCGGACTTCTTGATAAAGCCAGCCATCTTAGCAGGGATAACCAAGAATCGGTCGCTCTCAGGAGCGTTAGCTTCGTCCAACACAGTGCCCATGTCAATGATGTACTCCAAGACGTTGGTCTTAGTAATCGCAACAGGAGAACCGGTCGTGCCCAAGTTGATGTTGCCAGTAATACGACCGGCAGATGCACCTTTATTCAAAGCAGAAATGTCAGGCAGCATGTCGGTCAACACACGTTGGTCAATCTTGATCTTCATCTTTTCAGATGCGTCCTTAGTCCAAGTGTCCATCAAGTTGATGTCCGATTGAACTTTGTCCACGTCGTCTTCGATGCAGGAGAAGTACTCGCCTTTGTCGATCAACAACTGCAACTTAGCTTTGTCTGGATTCTCAACTTGGAGAGTCTGACCTTTTACATAAGTGCGGATGGTGACTTCAGGAGAAGTGCGGATATTGACGGTATCGCCATATGCGCGGATTTCGCCTTCATAGTCAGTGTTAGAGATTGCTGCGAGCACGGTGGCGTCGTAGAAATTCTCAATGAGTTTGCCAGACCAGATTTCTGGAATGAAGTTGCCCGAGTACTGTGGGCGGCCAGCGGCGTTAGGATATGCCATGATGAAACTCCTTGTCTAATTAAGCAACAATACGACCTTCTCGCTGTGCAGCGAAAATGTCGCGTTCGATTCGATCACGCTCAGCTTCACGCCCTTTGTACTTCTGCGAACGGACATCGTTGAAAAAGGTTTTGATGTCATCAGCAGAGTATGTCTTGGCGCTGGAATTGTTTGACGGGTTCGAGCCGCGTGAGCGACCCGGTGCAACCTGTTTTTCCAATTCCGAACCTTGCGTATTTCGGTTAGAGCGAGCACCAGTAGGCTGTCCATTGATCTCACCCCATGCTTGGAAGAAACTAATAACACGACGAGTATCAAGATTACGCTGTGCGTCTTCAAGATACGTCTGCCGAGTAATCCCAGTAAGCGGATCAACCTCCAACAACCAAGACTGAAAAGCTTGAGTGTCGTTGACTGCACGCCAATTAGGGACATTATCAGTTATATCTGCCCAGAATTTCTGCTCTGCGGTAACAGCTTGTCGGTGCGCCACTGCTTGTACCTGAGGTACAACGCTGGTGTGCATTTGACGAAGCATACCTTCCAACTGTGCAATCTTCTGCGCCACGGGCATTAACTCCTCGCGGCTTACTTTTCTCATAACATCCAGTGACTCACCATACTCCTGCACATCTTGGTCGGTGACCAAGGGGTCGTGCTGGACTTGGCGTGCTTGGGGTTGCTGTTGTGAGGAAAGCGAAGAAAGTAGTTGTTCAAGCTGCTGAACGCGCCCTTGCATTTCACGGTTATGTGCGTGCAAACGTGGGACTTCTGCGTTGTACATACCTTGAAGGGTTCTGTACTTCTGGACAACATCTTCTGAACTTTGGGTTCCTGCTGACGGTTGCTCTGTGTTTTCAGCAGGGTGAGCAGCATCGTTTACGCCAGAATTCTCGTCGGCAGAAGGGTCATTGTCATAAGTGGACTCGTTGGACGGAGTGTTTCCATTGGCGTCATTTTGTGAGCCTTGGTTTTCCTCGTCGTTAAGTTGCTTATACAACTCCTGTACAGCCTCGGTCTGTTTGCGAATTTGCTCTGGAAGTGCCATTTTTACGCTCCTATTGGTATGCGTTAACTAGACGGCGAGTCATTTTGACTTTGCCGCTACAAAATCAGGGGCATCTTTGACGAGGTTGTATACCTCGCCCAATACCTGACAGCGCCCCTGTGGGACTGCCGGGTTGTTTACTGCGAGTGGCAACTTGGATAGCTCGTGCTCATACCACATCTTAAGCCAGTCCCGAACTTCGGGGTACTGGCGCGAGACGTTCGCAAGCGCTTGCATGGCCTTGTCGTCAGGACGGATCATGCCGCCCTCCCACTTACACGGTTACTGACTGTGTTTCCATCCATACCACCTTTGGGAGAACCGTCCGGTTGAGTAGGTGTAGGCTCTTGTTGCGATTGCTGTGCAGCAATCTGAGCCTGCGCCCTACCAAGGAACGCAGTTTTCTCCCGAGATGGAACGATGTCATCCACAGGCATTTGTAGACCTTTTGCGATCTCACGAAGAATCGCTGCTCTACCATCCTTACCGACAATCTCCATGTCGATCTGATTGGCAGTTGCATTAAGGAATTCGATACGGCGCACGTTAACGGTCTCTTTGACCGCCAAGTTAACTGCGCCTCTAGCCATGACTTGTGCGTCGCCCTTGATGGACTCGTCCTCGTCGTAGCGCATGTTGTACACAAACTGGCGTTGCACGATGGGCTTAATCACATCGCTGTCAATGTGCATCAC